GAGGCCCGCCGCGCCCCGGCGCCGGTCGCTCCGACCGCCTCCCCTGAGATTCCCGCGAACAACTACGGGATTCAGAAGGACGGAGAGGTCAAGTGCTACCAGGTCGACCACGGCCGGGTCGGCACCAAGTGGGAGGGTTTCACCTTCCTCAACCGGATCTCCTCCGACGACCGGTTCCCGATCCGGAACGGCGAAGAGAAAGCGTTCATCCTCGCCGAGATCGCGGCCGATGTGGACGCGGCCCGCATCCTGGCGGCGACCACGCTGCGGCAGTGCTCGCACTGCCACCGCGAGCTGAGCGATACCAAGAACCCGTACTTCAGCATCGGGCTCGGCCCGAAGTGCGGCGCGAAGTAGGAAACACCAGGTAGGGGGACCTCTGATGGAGGTCCCCCACAACCCTCAGGGGACGAGTATGAAGACCGAAGAGGTCGAGATCGGCAGCATCATCACGAACGGGTCCTCAGCGCTGAAGGTGACCGCGCGAGTGGACCGGGACTCTCGATGGGGTGTCCCGGCCTGGCGCGGCACGTGTGTCTCGCTAGAGCCGTTCGGAGGCAACTGTGGGATGGCCAGTAGCGTGCCCGACTACCTCCTGAGCAGCTGGCGCGTGGTGCCGATGGAATGGGCGCCGGTCACCGGGGGCGGAGTCGAAGAACGGTACGTGTGGTCTTCCGACTGGCGCTACCTCCAACGCGAGGTCAGGCCCACGGTTGACACCTCGCAGTCATCACGGTAATGTTGCCTCCAGCACCGGGGCACACGGCTCGGGTCAAGGGGAAGGACCACGAATCATGAGCGCCAAGACCGTCGAGGCCCGGGTCAGCATCTCCACCGACACCCGCGTGCAGGGCCGGTACTTCGTGGATGTCCGCGACACCACCGGCGGCCGGAACCGCCAGATGACCACCCGAGTGACCGACACCCCGGCTGCGTTCGTGGCCGAGCTGACCGCCGCTGGCCTGAAGGCCGGTGTGTTCGTCGAGCTGGTCGACAACACCGGCGGCTACTGAGAAACAGCAGCTGAGGGGACCTCTGAGGGAGGTCCCCCACAACCCTCTGAGGAGTAACGATGCGAGTACTGGAGGTCCGGCCAGCCCGGATCAAGGCGGCCCTGATCGAGATCGGGGACATGCTGGTCACCTCCCCGATCGGAGCCGACGGCGAGCGTCCGTCGACCTGGCTGGGGAAGGTGAGCGAGCACATCATCGTGGAGAGCGAGGCCGTGCCCGCCGAGTGGCGTCAATGGCGCATCGAGCTGGTCGACGGCAAGCACATCGAGAGCGTCCCGATCCCGGCCGACGGGTTCGTCTGGGTGCACCTGCCGTCTGCGGTCGACGCATGAGCGCCGCCGTGCTGACGGACCCGCGTGAGTGGTCGATCATCACCCTGTCCGAGAACGACCCACCGGCCGCCGAGACGATCTGTCCCCGGTGCAAGCACGGCCGGACCCAGCACTCCCGAGAGGGGTGCATCTGGTCGGAGCAGCGCGGGAGCGGGTGGTGGGAGTGCCCGTGCCCCGTCCGGTACATGGACTTGTGACCTTGACGTCGTACCTGTAAGGTACTTCGTATGGTGTCCAAAGAGAACGACGACCGGATGGATCTCCACCCGACCGACAGCGACTTCGGCAGGAAGATCGAGGCTCGGACGAACAAGGAAAGCAAGGCCAAGACCGGTCCGGCCGGGGAGAGCACCGGCACGGTGAACAAGGGTCACAAGAGCAAGTAGCACCGCGACACACGGAAGGGGCCCGGCCATTGGCCGGGCCCCTTCTCCGCATCCGTGCCTGAGCACGGGACGACCGCTAGGCGGCAGGCTTGATCACCGTCGAGCCCGGGTGCTTGGCCGCGAACGCGATAGCCTGCGACTCGGTGCTCTTGCTGATCGTCATCCCACCAGGCAGCTTGACCTTGAACGCCTTACCGGCCTTGCCCTTACCACATGAACACGCCATGACTACTCCCCTTGTCCGAGCGCTGCGGCGAGTGCCGCCCGCTCCCGATCGTTGGTCACCTTCAGGTCTGCGGCCAGCGCGGCGCGCGCGTCGGCGGCAGCCGAACGCTCGGCCTGCCGACGCTCCAGGGCAGCCGCGAGAGCGTCCACGTCCACGCTGGCGGTCCGGAACGCGCTCGGCGCCGTGCCGTCGGGGTCCGGGCCCAGGGCGGCCGTGAGAGCCACCTGGCGGCCAGCCCGGCTGAACGTACCCGGGATCGGGAATCCCGGCTCGGCGTGAGCGCGCGGCCCCGGGGAGAGAGCGAGCACCTCGACCAGGCTCAACCCGTCCGAGGTCTCGCGCCAGTCGCCCGACACCTTGCGCCGGTCGAGCGCGGCCCGCTCCGGCGAGTCAGCGGCCAGCTCGATCACACCGGCCACCACGATCCCGTGCGCGTCCTCGTACGCCCGCACGTGCGCGGCCACGGCCTTGCTGTCGTACGCGGACATCGTCGCGCTGGCGTTGAGGCTCAGCCCGGCGTGACGGCCGCCGACCGTGATCCGGCCAGCCCAGATCGTCTCCCCGTCCTCGGTCTCGACCGGGAAGCGGTTGAACGCGGCGTACCCGCCGGACTCGTCCTTGGGTGCCGTCACGCACACGTCGGAGTACCCGACGTGGCAGGTCTTCCAGGTCGCAATGTGGCCGTACACCGTCCCCTTGTCCCAGTCCCAGGTGATCGGCGTGGGCTCGGCCAGGGCGGGGAGGTCGAACGCGGCCAGGCTCGGCCGGGTCGCGGTGGCCACGCTGGCGACCAGGGCCAGCTCTGCGGCCTCGTCGACCGGCTCGGTGTCGGCGATCAGCTCGAGCGGCCGGGACGTCTCGGCGAACGCGGGGATGCTGACCAGCGTGGCGGCGCGCACCCGGCCCTCGGTCACCAGCAGCTCGATCTTGGGTTCCTCGCCGTGCTCGGCGTAGTACTCCTCGATCATCTCCCAGTTGACGACTTCGTCCGTCCCGGCGAGCACGGGCACGCCCTCGAACGAGTCCAGGTCGACGGACGGGCCGAGCGTGCCCGCGCCCATCAGGTGCATGGCCTCGGCCACGTCCTCGGCCAGGCGCGGCATGTCCTCGCGGCTCACACCGTCGTGCAGCTCACCCTTGGCCCAGACGGCGGACATCGTGGGGTCGAGACCCTTGGCCGCCTCGGGCGAGACCCACTCCCCGGCCAGCGCGTCCTTGACGGTGAGCACCTTGGCCTCCTGGACCACGCCGACGCTGACCGCCCCGTCGTGGCCGCCCTCGCGGGAGCGCGCCCACTCGAACGGCATCGGCAGATCGGCGAGCGTGATACCGCCGTCGGCGAACCGGCGACCGTCTCCGGTGCTCAGGCCGATCGGTGCGAGCATCGTGCGGAACTTGGTACCCATGACTTCCTCCTCATGCTCAGGCTACCGGATCGGCCGGGCGCCGGTGTTGACACTTCACAGTCATGCCGGGTACGTTGTTGGCATGACGACGAACACGACCGCTGAGACCTACTCGATCAACTACGGCCCCTGGGCCACCCCGGAAGCACGGCAGGCGCGGGAGGCCAGCCGGAGCCACCTGAACACCATTACGTGCAAGATCCAGGACGACGCGGACGACCGGGGATGGACCGCCGCGCAAGACAAGATGGCTGAGGCGATCGCGGCCCACAAGCGTGGTGAATTCGACGAGGCCCGGACTCTGATCGACCAGGCCCAGACCCTCGCATTCCCGGCCTGACCGGGGCGCGGCGCGGCTCACCGGCCGCGCCGCATCTGGCGGTTGCTCAGGTCGACGTCCTCGCCCGGCTCGACCAGTAGCGGCACACACCGGCACTGGATCACTTCCTTCGCGGGCCCGGCCGGGTCGCCGGGGAACCTCAGTTCCGCTCCCCCCACCCGGAACGGGGTGCCCACCGGCACGCGCTGTCCCTCGGCCTCGACGTGGGTGTGCCGGGTTCGGCTGTCATCCGTGGCCAGCCACATCATCTCGAGCGCCTCGTCCTCATCGGCAGCGACCGCGCGGAACGCGTCGTACCGACCGGCGTTGAGCGCGCCGATCGTCTCGGTCCGGGCGATCACCGTCGCACGGTTCGGCCAGCGCTCGGAGTCCGTGGTTGACAGAACACTGTCAATACGGTCCCGCAACTTGGGGATGGACTCGCCCAGGTTCACCCCGGCCGCCACCTGACCGGCCACCAGGTCGTAGACCTCCTCAGGGATCCGGACCAGCCGGTTACGCACCTCGGCCAGGTACTGCGTGACGAACGGCCGCGCGCTCCAGCGGTAGTCCGGGCCCAGGATCTTGGCGAACGCCAGGCCGATAGCCTGAAAGATCTCGCCCTGGAGGATCAGGTCGACCGCCTGGCGCCAGAGGGGAGCCATAGCCCAGACCGCGTCCATGTCCGGCATGCGCCCCTCGCCGCGCAGCACGCGCCGGGACAGCTGAACCAGCCAGTCGGACAGCGCCGACCAGACGGCGGCCCGGATGTCGCGCTCGACGGATGCCGTCTCGGCCCGCGCCTCCAGGCGCTGCGGCAACCACGGATCCGTGCCGCGCCCGTCCCACACCGGGCCGGTCACGACGGCCCCCGCAACTCGGCGAGCGTCTGCCCGCGCGGATCGTCGCGCACGGCCGCGCTGATCTTCATCTCGTTGAGGTGCCACTGGCTGGTGAGCGCCTCGGCCACCAGCTCAGCGTCCACCCCGTCGACCATGAACCCGATGCACGGATCGTTGTTGCTCGCCTCGTCCCCGAGCTGGAGATAGAGGGTGCGCTTGTTACGCCGTCCGGTCCGGATCTTCACGCGGTCACCATCCCCTGGCCCCGGTTCGCCATGCTCAGCGTGGCGAACAGCAGATCGTCGTGGTGCCGGATGCCCCGGGTCAGCAGCTCATGGACGTAGCCGGAGAGCAGCGCCCCGAGTGCCTCAGGATCCACGTTCAGGTCGGCCGCCGTCATCGGCACGTGGTTCCACGCCCCCTCGGTCACCTTGCGCGCCTTGTCCGGCGTGATCGGGCCGACGTGGTGGTGCAGTTCGTGGCGGGGCACGCCAGCCCACCGGCCGCGCCGTTCCTGCGGCGTGGCCAACCGGCCACCGGCCAGCTCGAGCGCCCGCATCACCATCAGCTTGGCGCTGGCGTTGAACACGACCTCCGGGGAGGGAGGCGACACCACGCGGGTGGCCGTCAGCTCCCCGATGCGCCGGTCGAGCGCGGCCGTGATGGCGCGCGCCGTGTCGCCCTCCTCAGGAGGTGTGCCGCCCTCGGGGGGACCTTGGTCGGTCCCCTCCTCGTCCGGATCCGGGTCGGCGCCGTCGGCGTTCTGGTCGGCCGTGGGCGGCAGGCCGACGCTCTTGATCGGCGGCAGGCCCAGGATCTTCTGGACCTCGGGGTCGAGCACCATGTCGGGCTGGGCCATCACCAGCTTGTAGATGATTTGCTTGGCGCGCTCGGCCTCGTTCGGCATCTGGTCTACCGAGAAGGCGGCCGCCTTGACCAGCTCCTCGTCGGAGATCAGGCCACGGTCGTGGAGCTGGCTGGCCTCGTCGAGCCGGTTCGGCTTGGACGCCAGCACGGAGGTGTCGAACGCGAAGGCGTACCGCTCGGGGTCAACGACGCCCAGGGCGACCAGGGCGGGCCGCAGGAATCCCCGGGTGAGAGCGTCGGCGATCGGGCCCAGGTAGCCCTTGAGCCAGCGCACACCCTCGTCACTGATCAGCCAGGCGGTCCAGTGGTTGGCGTTGCCGATGCCGGTCAGCACCTCGGCCGGGATCTCGACCGACGCGCCCAGGCGCTCGATCGCCTTCTCTTTCATGGGGCCGATCTCGGCGCTCAGCTCGGACCAGAAGTTGATCGGCTGAAGCTTGTCCAGGTGCTCGATCAGGTGGTCCGGCACGGTCGCCAGGATCGGCACCATCGAACTGGCGCGGCCCTGGTCGGCCATGCTGGCGGCTGCCGCGCGCTGGAGGTAGGCCATGAACCCGGCCAGCCCGAGCGGGTCGGTGTCGGCGCGCGGGAAGTCGACACCCTCGGGGATGAACATGACACCCGCGCCGGTCAGGCGGCTGTCCAGCTCGGCGAACTCGCGCTTGGTGAGCAGCTCGATCTCACGCAACGGCACGATGGCCGAGCGCGTGAAGCTGTCGGCCTGGTCGGTGTCGTTGGGGTGCGGGCGCCAGCAGCGGATCAGGATGTCGCGGCCGTCGACCAGTTCAAGCTTGGACCCGCCGCGTTGCTGCGGCCGGGTGACCATGATCTTGTCGCCCAGCTTCTTGATGGCTGCGGCCGTGACCACGAACCAGGCACCCTCGGCCTTCTCCGGAGACGTGGCGGCACCTTCGCCCACGATCCAGCACTCGCCGCCGACGGCGAGGTCGATCCCGGCCAGCCGGAGGTTGTCGTCGCGCTGGGACCCGGTGCCGAGCG